GCATATCGGAATTACCTTGCGTCGGAGTATATGAACTCGCATTTAGCGTTTGTTTATCAGAAGCTACTCGGAAGCATCGAGAACGGCAGTGTGCGAGGCATAGAGACGTACTTGAAGCGGATTGGCGACTTAGATACCAATTCGGAAGTAACCGTCCACACGAAGGGCACAGAGCAGTCATTCGACGAGCGCAAGCAGGAGTTACTCGAACGCTTAGGCAAGTTGGACGAAGGCGACGACGACAACACCAAAGGAGGTTGACGTATAGATGGCGTGGATAACGAATGACAACGGAGAGCAAGTTTGGCTGGCGTTCGAAGCCCGCGCCAAGTTAATCGCCGAGTATGAGGAAGAGGTAACCTTGCTGAGGGCGCTGATTAAGGCGGACGAAGCCGTTACCAACGATTTACAGCGGTTAGAACACTTATTGGACGAGTTGGATCAGTTGAGGCGCGTACACCGCGGAGAGCACGACATGCTCTACTTTATGTACGAGTATTTTTCGGAGGAAAGAAACCCAGGAAACCAGGCGAATTTAATTCCGGAAGGGCAAACGTTAGATACGTCGTCCAAGTTCCACACGCAGCTATGCTCGATGCTAGACGATGTTACGCAGGGGAAGGTAACAACCCACATAGGGTGGTCAGTGGGGCGCCGACACGCAAAAACTGCCTATCTAAGTAACGGGTATTTGACGCATCAAATCGTCTTTAGGCAGCGGCGCTACATTGTTGAAATCTCGAAGACTACTGATATGGCGGGAGATTTCGCTACTTGGGCGCGATTTCAGCTTAAATTTAACGAAAAGTTACGAAACGACTTCGGCGGACTTCTTCACAAAAAGCCGTCTATGAACGATTTGGACAATAAGTACGAATTTGTTACGACAAACGGAATTAAGATAGAAGCCAAAGGGATACAAACGCAGGTCCGTGGGATGCGTTATCTAAGCGAACGTCCAGACCTATTTATCCTTGACGATTTAGAAGACGAGGAGAATACGAATACAAAGGAACTCCGCGCTAAAAACCTTTCGTGGTTTCGTTCCGAGTTAATGGAAGCTATGGGATTCGGCGGCGCGTGCGTTTATATGGGGACCATTGTTCATTACGATTCCCTGTTAAATCACGTTTTAACTAAGCGTAAGGATTTTAAGTCGGAGAAGTTTCCATCAATCCTCCATTGGTCAGGACGAGAGGATTTGTGGGAAAAGTGGCGCAATACCTATAACGCAGACGATCCTAACGCGAAAGAAAATGCGGACTCATTCTACGAAAGTAATAAATACGATATGGACGCGGACACGGAAGTGCTTTGGCCAAAGATGTACAATTATAAATATTTTATGGAGAAGCGCGAGGAAATCGGCTCTAAGGCGTTCAACCAGGAGTTCTTAGGAAACCCGGTGGACGAGGAATCACAGATATTCAATCCTGAGGAGTTCACCTACTATAACGAATCAGATTTAGACGGAAAAGAGTTGGAATTTTACGCAGCAGTCGATTTCGCTATGGGAAAAACACGCGGAGATTACTCCGCAATAACGACGTTGGCAAAAAACACGAGCACGGGGGTCTGCTACGTTGTAGACTCGTATCTTGAGCGTGTTCACCCCGATAAATTCCTAAAGGTAATCGTACAGAAGACGTTGCAGTATCAGTATCACGGACTGGCAGTCGAGAGTCAAATGGCGCAGGAGTGGTTTGCCGATAAGCTATCGGAAGAGCTAGTTAAACAAGGCTATCCAGCGCACACAAGACTCTTAAAGGTTAAGCAGAAGACCCGTAAGGAGTTACGTATTGAGGCGTTGCTGCCCGAGATACAAGCGGGTCGAATCAGATTCTTGAAGCAGCACCGCCTGCTAATCGAGATGCTGGAGTTATTCCCGAACCATAACCACGATGACGGACCGGACAGTTTGGCCGATGCTTTTAAAGTAGCCAAAAGCGGAAACGCGACGGTCACTACGGTAAAACGCCAGAACCGTTGGCAATAATTAAGCAGGTGTTCCGCTACCATAAGCGCGGGCTTTAAAATTTAAGACGAATTTAAAACGAAAGGAGGCGGACAGCAATCGGAAAATTTCAGAAGTTTTCTCCCGATTATAACGTTATTTCGCCCGAGGACATGGACGAGTTGCTTTTCTCCCCGTTTGAAACAGCGTTGGGCGAAGAAACCGCAGACAGAATTAAGATGCAATTCGACAATTACGAATATTATTCAGGAAAACAGCACCGCAACGAAAACGGCGAGCTAATAAAAGCAAGCGAACTCGAACGCCCACCTGGTATAGAGTACGACCCAACGCGCTATGCAACGAATTACTTCAAGGCGATTATCAACCGCAAAGCACGCTGGCAGATGGGCGGAAAGCACAAGGTTGCCGTGCCGCGTCAGCAGATAGACGAGCCAATAGAGACAACGCAGGCAGGCTATGAGCCGTCTAGCAAGCAGAAGAGCGCCGACGAGCTATCCGAAGGCTATGAAAAACTACTGCGCCAATTATGGGCGGATAGTAAGATGCGTAGCCGATTAGTGCAAGCGGCGCGTGACCGCATGATCGCGGATAGGGTCGTTTGTAAAATAGTGTTTAACCCATCTACAGGCAAGCTACAGTGGGTGTTCCGTCCAGATACGGAATTTATTCCAATCTTTTCCGATGATGATTTTGAAGAGTTGGTCGGGTGCCATTTTATCCGCCAGAAAATTGTTGAAAAGGAAGGCAAGGAAGAAGAAGCAATCCAGAAGCAGACTTTCCGCCTCGAAGGCGAAGGTGAGTCACGCCAGTGTTACATCGAGGAAGCCGTTTATTTAGCGTCGGATTTATCCTTGTTCGAACAGATTATTCCGAACACGACGATGGGGGACGGAATCAACTTTATTCCAGTCGTCATGTTTCCGGTTAATGATTTATTAGCAGAAACCGCAGCACAGTCGGAAGTGGCGGACATGCGCGAACAGAACGACGTATTAAATCAGATGAATGAAGACGCCATTGACTCGCTAAAATTCGAGATGTTTAGTATGACCGCAGTAACTAACGCGCCCGAAGGAACGGCAGCTAAGATGAAAATTGCGCCAGGGGCGGTGCTAGAAGCGCGCGGCTATACAGACGGAACGAGCCCGTCTATTCAGACGATAGAGAGCGGGTTTAAGTGGAAAGACGCCTTTAAAGACCAGTACATGCGCGTTAAAGGCGCGATGCATGAGATTTCCGGGCTGCCACAGATTGTTCCGCAAGAATTAAATTTTGGCGGGCTTAACGGTGACGCATTGCAGGTTCTTTATCATGACATCATTTCAGATACCGAGGAACACTGGTTGACATGGGAATACGGGCTCCAAGAACTCCACGAGAAATCCGTTCGCTACTTACAGGCGCGACTAAGCGAGCCAAACTTTTCTTATAATAAGAAGGTTATACGCAAGATAGAGGATTACTCGACGGAAATGAAGTTTGTACTTCCATTACCAGATAACCGCAAGGAGCTAGTTACCTTACTTAGCGAAGAGCTGGCGGACAGGTTAGAGTCACAATCTGGTGCAATGGAGCGATTAGGCGTTGAGGACGTTAAGGCGAAGAAGCAGGAAATAGCGAACGAGCGAGCGCAACAAGCAACCGAGCTTGACCCGTACGGCGAAGGAGCAACACCAAAAGAACAGCTTTTACCAAGCGGAGGAAAGCTAACAGCAAAGGCTGAGTCGTTTACCTCGGATGAAGACGGCGTCAAGGTGAACGAAAGTGGTGAAGAGATTAGAGTTTGCCACGTATGCGAAGGCAGTGGGGAGCTATTAGATCCGGCTACAGGTGAGTTTCAGACGTGCTGGAACTGTCAAGGGGACGGGATTGAACAAATAAGGAAAAGGTAGTTAAGGAAAAGGTAGTTAAGAAAAGTCGACCTACGCTATAGTCGTTAAACTGGCGGAATATAACGCTGAAAAGCGGAAGGAGATTTTAACGTATGACAGATGAAAATACGGACCCAAAAGTAACAGATAAAACGAACACGGAAGGTAAAGGAGAACCAACTGAAACACCACTCGAAACTCCCGCAGAAACACCCGCAGAAGCGCCAGAGAAGAAGTTTTCGCAAGCTGACCTTGATAAACATATTACAGACCGGTTAGCACGCGAGAAAAGCAAGCGTGAGGTAGCGGAGCAGAAGATACGCGATGACGCGGAACGCAAGAACTTAGCGGAGAATGAAAAGTTTAAGGAGTTGGCGGATAAGAACGGGGAGATCGCCAGTAAACTCCAAGTTCAACTCGATGAGCAGCGGTTAGACGTAACCAAAGCGAAAAAGGAATCCATGCTTACTAAAGCGGGATATTCCGACGAACAGGTAACGAGGTTTACGAAGTACCTGGAAGGCGAAACAGACGAAGAACTGGCTGAGGCTTTGAAGGAATTAAAAGCGGATGTACCGCCGAAGAGACCTTACACTGACCCTAGCGCAGGGAACGGGCGCAAGGAAGAACCAAAGCCAAAAGGTGCTGACGAAGCAGGCAAGTCGTTGTATCAACGCCTGAAAGAAAAAGGCAAAGTAAAAGGCAAGGAATAAAAACTTAGGAGGAATTTAACAATGGCATACACACTACAGACTGCTACCGCCGCCTTTAAAGGTGGAAAGAGTATTCTAGCGTCGGAACATCTGCAATTTATGGAAGCAGGCGCAACGTTGGATGCAGTTGCATTTGGCGCGGTTAAAATTGAAGTAGGCGCAGCAATCGTACGTAATACTACTACTGGTAAATTTGAGCCTTACGTAGAAACTACCGCAGGCACTTTCGAGCCAGGCTTCGACGAGCCGGCTATCTTGAACATTGACGTGGATTCTAATGGAGTCGATGACATCATCGTTGGCGAGGTTATTGTGCGAGGCTCCGTATATGACGCAAAGTTGCCGGCAGGTGCGACAGATACGTTTAAAGCAGCTAACAAGAACATCCGCTATGTTAAAGAGATTTAAGCACAACGTTTAACTAGTAAACAATAGACAATACAAAAGGAGAGATTTTAATATGGCCGGAATTACGCATCTTGACGAATTTAAACAGCCAGCATTACGAGGCATGGTAGACGAAACGGTGAAGGACAAAGTACCTTCGATTGGAGATCGGTTTTTACCAAACGAGAACACGTATAGCACAA